AGCCAATTCGGCGACTATGCTGGTTTTGAGCCCAGAGAGCGCAAGGTCCATGCCTCTCCACGCTTCTCGGACTAGTCCTGCCTGCGCAATCTGCTCGCGCGTGATGTACCCGTATTTTTGCAGCTCCTGCCACGCCGCCTCGATGCCGTCGCGACCCTTGGCCAGCAATGGCACGATCTGCGCCCACTGGCGCCCAAACAGCGCTTGCCCCACGGCGGCGCGCGACGTCTCGTTGGTGTTCTTCGCAAAGCCGGCGGCGAGCTTTGGCAGTATCTGATCCATGCCAATCGCGCCAGAGCGGACATCCTTCATGTTGATGCCCATCTTCGCCAGCACGTTGACGATTTCGCGGCTCGACTTGCCGCCCTTGGTGGCGAAATTGGCGAGGTTCTTCTGCAGCATCGTCATTGACCGGTCGGCGGTTTCAACGTCGCCGATCAGATACCGCCAAGTTTGCACCATTTCGGGTGTCGCGCCGGTTGCCGTCGCGACCTTCTGGATCTGGCGCGCCGTGCTCATGAAGTCTCGCATGGCAGCAACCGCGCCAGTGATCCCGGCGACGCCGATGAAAGCGCCGATCGGGCTCGCCAATGCGCGGAAGTTGCCGGCGAGGTTCCCCAGCGCGCTGCCGACCCCGCGCACGTTGGCAGCCACCCCGCCAAAAGCGCCGCGACTGGCGAGGTTGGCGAGTGAAGTGCCGGCCGTCTTGGCAACGTCGCCGATGCCCTTGATGGCGTTGCTGATGCCGCGCAGCGGGCCGCTCGCCTGATCGACGACGCGGGCGACGGCACTGATGTCGATCTTGTCAGCCATCACTCGTCAGTGCGCTGGTTGCGCTCCATCTCCTCGTGGATGCGGAGGGTGTGCCGCTCATAAAGCTCGAGGTCGCTCAGCGTCAGCGCAAAGACGGCGTTGGGATCTCCCCATTTCCAAACCCAGGCGAGGTCGAAATAACGTCTGAGGATGTCGTCTGCTCCGTTTCCGGCGACTCCTCCGGTTCGTTGAAAAAACTGGTCACCGCGTTCTGGCAGCGAATCCAGTCGACCGGCGACAGCTGGTCGACCGAGCTCGGCGGGATCGCTCCCAGCCGCGCGATGTAGGCGCCGACGACGTCGGCGCGGATGGTCAGTAGGTTGCCCTGGTCAGTCGCGAGGCCGGCGCCGGGATAACCGCCGCACGCCTTGATGTCGGCGCCGTTGGGCTCGCGCAGCTCGATGACGCGGCGCTCTTCGCCATGCGCCTGGATCGGGCGCAACAGGGTTACTGTGGTCATGCCATCAATTCCTCGGAAGCCATGCCTTCCCAGCGCACGGTAGCTTGCCCGTCGGCGGCATTGAACTCGCGCGCCGTGCTGGTCCACGCATTGCGCAGAACGTAGGCCTTGCCGTTCGCCAATTCGGCAGTGACAGTGACATCGCACATCGCCTGGAGAGTCATCAGGCTGAGCCCCGCAATGTCGCTGAAATCGCCCTCGATCCACGGCACGCGCGGGGTTTCCGTAAAGCCGTGGATGCCGTCTTGGCCGGCGACACCGGTGCGCTCGATGGTGTCGGTCGAGATCGTCAGACTGCCGCGCAGGGGATACTGTCGCCCGTCGACGAACACATAGGCGACGCCGGAAATACGTCTGCAAGCCATGATGAACTTCCTTTAACCGGTGAACGGGGCGATCGGCGGCACCATCGGAACGTAGCCCGGCCGTGGCGGCGGCGGCGCAGCAATGGCCGGTGCGGCGGCCGTGCCGATGGCACCGGCAGCAGTAGCGGCAAGCCCCGCAGCACCCATGGCCGCTGCGCTGTACTGCAGGCGAAATTCGACCAGCATGGCGAAGATGCGCAGCTGGTTGACGAGGTCCGGCGGCAGCAGCACGTTGACCCGGTTGGGGTCGTTGGGATCGCGTTCGACGATCAGGAACGCCTTGAAGGCTTCCATGTTCTCGACGACGCCCATCGACATCATCTCGCTGTACGCAGCGATCAGCTCGGCCTTGATGATCCGAGGCGTGACGACGGCTTGGCCGAAGCCTAATGGCGTGCCGTCGTCAGCGAGCTTGTGACGCGGGAATTTCTGCAAGATCCGCATCCGCAAGAATCGGATGATGTAGGCCAGCGTGAACGGTGTCTGGATATCGAGCCAGCTGGGGTCCGGCTGGTTCCACAGATTGACGCGGTACGTGGTCGCTGCGCGCTGGATCGCGACGCCGCCGCCGGCTTCCATTTCCGTCGCAATGCCGTTGTACAGCAGCGTGTTCGACGTGCCGATGTTGAAGCGCGCGCCGCGCTTGGGCGGCAGCACGCCGATGAGCTGCAGCGTCTGCAGCGGGCGCGCCGGGTCATTGCGCAGCCCCACGGCACCTTGTCCGCAGAATGCAGCGGCGCGGCGCCACGAGACGGTCGGGCTCTCGGCGAACCCGAGAACGCTGGTGTGCGGGTCGTTGCGCGTGCGGCCGAAGGTGACCAGATCCTGCGCCGTTCCGGTCCTCGAGGCGAAAACGTGACCGTAGATCTGGCGGTCCCATGCCCAGCGGCCAGTAACGTCGTTCATCGCCTCCGTCATCGCGTTCAGCGTCGTCGTGTCGGTCCACGGAATGCAGATGAAGTCATATTCGTCGTCGCCCATTGCGGCGATGACGGGCGCCATGTCGACGACGCCGGTGCCGCCCGAGAACCGGCCCGCTATCCCGCCGACTTGAGCGACGCTCAGACCGGGCGGCAGCATTTCGCCGGCACTGATGCCGCGCCAGTTCCACTGACGGGTCAGCTCATTGCCCACGGGGCCGGCAGTGCGCGCCTCCAGCCGCACGGAGCCGGCTTGCGTCGCGGTCGCGGTGACCAGCGCGAACGGGTCGGCGTTGACCGTGTCGGCGACGGCCTGGGCAATGGCCTCGGCGTCGTGGCCCATCGCGACCGGGACGGCGTAGCGGTCGCCGCCGATGTACAGCGCCATGACGCCAGCTGCTTCAGCAGTCCCGGTGAAGTTGTCGGTCAGCGTCGCCGCCTGCGCGCCGGTGCCTTCCGGCACGCCAATGGCCCAGACGGTCCCAAACGAATCGTTTCGTCGGTAGATCTGCATCATGTCGCCGAGCACGCTGCCCGCGCCGAACAGGCCGTAGGCTTGCGCAGCGTCGATGACGAGCACCGGCTCCAGCGGTGTCGCGGCGCCGCTCTCCAGCATTGGGCCGATCAGTAATGTCGGCTGCAGTGTCTGGAAATATGCGGCTTCTCTATTTGAGATTTCTGCGTAGAAGAGGGGCACGCGAATGTTAGCTGGGATGCGTTCGAAACTGACCGGCATGGTCATTGCTCCTCGGGTTTACGCGGCGGCGTTAGAAACTCTGCGGCGACCTCAATGCGCCCGTCCGGGCCGGGATGACCGCCGACATAGCCGCCCTCGACGTTTGGCGGCGTGCCGGGCGGGCCAGTGTTCGGATCGGCGGCCGGGTCGATCACGTCGACGTCGAGATGGATCTTCTCCAGCCAATCCGGCGGCTCGTACTGATAGGCTTCGGTGCATTGCAGGTGGAAGGTCAGCGTGCAAATCGACGTGCGCCATTCGCCCTCGATGTTGCGGTCGACCTCGGTGTCGATGCTGTCGACACGCTCGAAGAGGCGCAGCCACCACGGGTCGCAGAGCAGGCGAACCTTGACCGCTTCGGCCAGCTCGTCGACGCGCAGCGCAGTTGCCGCGTCGGTCACGTCCTCGGCGCAGATCTGGACGACGAGGCTCGTCGTCGTGCGGAACTCGGGAATGGAGATCGACAAGCCCTGCGAGGTAGAGCTGGTGTAGACCCTGACGGCCGGCAGCATCTCGCGCTTGAGCTGCGGCTGGCGGCTGTCGAACACTTCTCGGAACAGAGCGGGCCGCAGCTGGGCGAGCCGCTCGACGGTTTCTTGCCGGATCGTCGCGATGGCGCTAGTCGGCATGTGCTCGCCTCTAATCCGGTTTTAACGGACAAAAAACCGGAATAAATTGTCGGTGAATTTTTACTTTTTGACCGGAGGCCCAGATGGCCCTTACCGCGAAAGGCCGGCGCCGCATCAAAGCATCCAATTTCGCCTTGTCGGGGCGGCGCTATCCAATCAACACCCCGCGCCGCGCCCGCAGCGCGCTGTCGCGAGTAGCGCAGCACGGCACCAGGGCCGAACGGCTCACGGTGCAGCGCAAGGTCGCCCGCAGATATCCCG